ATGTAGAAGCTGGTGAGACATTTAAAAATGTAATGCAAGATAAACAATTAGATGCTATCGATTTAAAAAGAGTCGAAATGCAACTTGATTGGATGAAGACTAACACACAAGAGGAATAACAATGAAATCGTGGACTCAACCAGGAGACAACTTTTTTAAAGAAACAATTACAGAAGGAGTTAGAGTTAATAACTTACCTGATAATCCAAACGATAGGGTTGGTTCAGCTGTAGATAGACACAAAGAATGGTCACACATCTATGTAGAGAAAATGGATAAAGACTTGGCCAAAGTATTTATAGATGAGAATCTTCTTGGAGAATTATTAGACGGTAAGGTATTCCCTGGTATTAAACTTAGAGGCAGATTGGATAGAAAAGTATGGGGTAATATCGGTAAAGATAAAAAAGATGTACAATGGAAACAAAATACATTAATTATTACTAATAGTAAATTAGGAAGACTCGGAAATGAAAATGATTCAGGATCTCCATCAGCTGATATCGATAGGTTTTCAAATCATCTAGCTGATTGGATAGAATCTTACGGACCGTCTAACGCGAAGATTGGTTCATTACTAAATTTACAGAGATAAGAAATGAAAACATTTATACAACTTACAGAAGCAACAGCGTTTGAAATGATGCAAGATATCGTTAAAAATAAAAGTGCTAAAAAGATTGAAGGTACATTGGTAGACATGTTTACTGCTAGTGTTGTAGTCAAAGCTTATAAACTTGTTAACGATGCCAACAAAAAGAAAATTGAAAAATCTAAACTAAACTCTTTAGTAGCTATTGCACAGAAAATAATGGGTATGAAAGAAGAAGACTTAAAAGAAGATGCAGAATTATTATCAATAGTTAGAGAATCAAAAGGTTAAAAATGAAATCATTCGTACAATTAAGAGAAGAGTTAAACGAAGTTAACTTTAAGCAAGACATGAAGAAGAATCATCTCTCTTCTACTAAGATTAAAACAACAGAAATACATTATCATTCTGAAAAACCTGGTTCAAAGAAAGTTCGTGTATTTGTCAAACCTAAGACAGCAAGAGAGTTTGAAGAACTAGGAATATTCAAAGACATGAATACAGCTAAGAAATCGGCTGAACAGTTTGTTAAACTCATGGGAGAAGACCTTGATGAAGGTGTCAGTCTTTGGAAAGAGTTTAGAATTAAAGCTGAAGACTCAATCATCAAAGAAGATGATTCACTTCAAGAAGCTGAAATTCATTACAGAGTTAAGAACATGCAAAAACCTGAAGTTGATAGATTCCAACAGGCAGGTAGAATGATGAAATTGAAAGTATCATTTACAGTTAAAAATAGAGAATCAATAATAGTTATGACAGGTACTAAAAAGAATCTTAGAGATTTTGATGGTGTTGCTAGAGGTAAGTCCTCATACGGTGACCCTTCAGCTATTAAACATTTTGATGAAGATAACTTAGATGAATTCGGTGGACGAGGTATGTCTGCTGCTGATAAAGCTAATCTTCGTAGAAGAATTAAAGATAAAGGTAAAAAGAGGTAAACATGAAACTAATATCAGAACAATGGTCAGATGATGTAAATTATCTAGTCGAAGAAGACCCTAAGACAGGCAAGAAACATGCTTTTATCGAAGGTGTAATGCTTCAGACAGAAGTAAAAAATAAGAACGGTCGTATCTATCCGAAAGAAGTGATGCAGAAAGAAGTAGCTCGTTACAACAAAGAATATGTTGAACAAAACAGAGCATACGGTGAATTAGGACATCCAGAAGGACCAACAATTAATTTAGAGAGAACATCTCATCTAATAACAAGTTTAAAAGAAGATGGAAATAATTTCATCGGAAAAGCAAAGATTTTATCTACCCCTATGGGCGAAATAGTCAAGAACCTTCTTAATGACGGTGCAAGACTCGGAGTCTCTAGTAGGGGAATGGGTTCAATCAAAGCCAACAACAAAGGTGTAAACATGGTTCAATCCGATTTTCAGTTAGCAACAGCTGCTGATATCGTTGCAGACCCGTCAGCACCTGACGCTTTCGTAGATGGTGTCATGGAAGGCGTTGAGTGGATTTGGGATAATGGAGTTATTAAAGCGAAACAAATAGAAGAATATAAACATTCTATTGCTCGTGCTAGGACTCATAAACTTCAAGAAGTCAAGTTAAGTGTATTTTCTGACTTTCTGAAACATTTATAAAACATAAATAACTAATACAAACAATTAGTTTTAATAGGAGTATTCTAATGTCAAGTTTAGAAAACACAATAGGCGAAGTAATCGCAGAAGCAGCTGATATTCAGCACAAAGTCCCTGGTAAAGGTGACTCCGCTCCTGTAGCTATGTCTAATCCTGATGCAGACGCTGAAAAGAAATCGTCAGAAGCAGTAAAGAAAGCTGGAGATGCAACGAAAGAAGCACCGAAGACTAACAAAGCTGACTCTGGAGATAAATTAGAAGTTGTTGCTGATGGTAAAACAGAAGTACAAAAAGGCAAAGCAGTTAATCAAGAAGAAGTCGAAGGACTTGATGAAATGACTAAATCTGAAATGCTAAAAGCAGCTGTAGATAAAATGAAGGAAATGTCCGGAAAAGATTTACAAGCTATGTACAAAAAGATGGAAACAGCCGACAAAGATGGCGAAGATGACGAAATGTCAGAGTCACTAAGTCGAAATGCTATAATTAGAAAAGTAGTAGAATCTTTAAAAGATCAAGATATCTCTGAAGTATCAAACTTCTTTACAGAATTGGATAACGATTCTGATGAAGGTGATTCAAAAGAGAAATTAAAACAAACCACTAAAACTGAAGATGATTCAGTTGACGAAGGTGAGTTACCTGATGCTTTGAAAAAAGCTATCGCTAAGAAAAACGGTGATAAAGAAGAAGAAGAATCAGTTAAAAAAGAAGAAATAGAAATCGATATGACAGACGACATCAATGCACTAGTTGCTGATGAAGACTTGTCAGAAGAATTCAAATTAAAAGCTAAAACAATTTTTGAAGCAGCGGTTGCATCAAAAGTTAAAGAAGCTATGACTGAAGCTGAAGCTAAGTTAGAAGAAGAAACAACACAAAAAATCGAAGAAATCAAAGATGATTTAACAGAGAAAGTTGATTCTTACTTGAACTATGTTTCTGAAAGCTGGGTCAATGATAACGAATTGGCGATTGAGAGAGGACTAAAGTCCGAACTAACAGAAGATTTCATCAATGGTTTGAAAAAACTATTTGAAGAACATTATGTTGAAGTACCAGAAGACAAGTTTGATGTAGTTGAAGAACTAGCAAACAGACTTGACGAAATGGAAGATAAGTTGAACGAAGAAGTTGCAAGCAACATTGGCGCTCAACAAGATATCGAAGAACTTCAACGTGAAAAAATTATTAGCGAGTCATCTAATGACCTAGCTGATACTCAGGTGGAGAAGCTTAAAGCTTTAACAGAAGATGTAGATTTCGAAAATGTAGAGAATTTCAAAGAGAAAGTATCAACATTAAAAGAATCATACTTCGGAATTGAAAAAGTGGAAGCTGTCTCTGACGATAGTACTGTAGTAAGTGAAGATGCAGACTTTTCAGGAAAGGGCGATATCGCAAAACCTGTTAATGAGTCTATGTCACAATACACTTCTGCATTAAGTAAATTTTCTAGACTTGAAGGTAAGACTTCGAGCTTAGAAGAATAAAAAAGGAGAGATAAACAAATGTTTATGTCAGAAAACTTACAAGAAAAATGGGCTCCAGTCCTCGAACATAAGGATCTTCCGAAAATTGAAGATAATTATAAAAGAGCTGTAACATCCGTTATACTTGAAAACCAAGAAAGAGCGATAAACGAAGAAAGAAGTGCGATGAATGAAGGCTTCGGTAGTGGAACAGGTTCTGTAGCAGGAGCTCCCGGCGGAGCAACAGCAAGTGCAGCAAACTGGGATCCTATCTTAATTTCTTTAGTTCGTAGAGCTATGCCAAACTTGGTAGCGTACGATATATGTGGTGTTCAGCCAATGACAGGACCAACTGGTCTTATCTTTGCAATGAAAGCTAGATATGTTGATTCAACTTCAGCAACTGCAAGAACTGAGGCTTTATTTAATGAAGCTGATACAGATTTTGCTGGTGGTGGAACTCATGCAGGAACCGATCCGTTCCAAGCTAGTTCAGCCAACGCTGCAGTTCAAACAGGCTACACAACTGGTGCAGGAGTTGCTACGGCGACTGCTGAAATAGACGCGACTATCCCAGAGATGTCGTTCTCGATTGAAAAAGCTACGGTTACAGCAAAAAGCAGAGCGCTAAAAGCTGAGTACACAATCGAACTAGCACAAGACCTTAAAGCAATTCATGGTCTAGATGCTGAAACAGAATTAGCTAACATTCTGTCTGGTGAAATCCTAGCGGAAATCAACAGAGAAGTTGTTAGAACAGTAAATTCACAAGCTAAGATAGAAGGCGTTCAGTCTGAACCTAACTTAACTGGAACTGCTGTAAATGGACAATTCAACTTAGATACAGATTCTTCAGGAAGATGGTCAGTTGAAAAATTCAAAGGTTTAATGTATCACATTGAAAGAAATGCAAACGTTATAGCCAGACAAACACGAAGAGGTAAAGGTAACTTTATCATGTGTTCATCTGATGTAGCTTCTGCACTTGCAATGGCTGGTGTATTAGATTACGCTCCTGCATTGAAAACGAATTTATCCGTTGACGATACAGGTGGTACATTTGCTGGAGTCTTAAATGGCACTATCAAAGTGTATATCGACCCATACTACACTAAAGTGTCTACAAGACCTACTGGTGTAACTGGTGGTGAAGGATATTGTACAGTCGGTTATAGAGGATCTAATCCTTTTGACGCTGGTGTATTCTATTGTCCTTATGTACCATTACAAATGGTTCGTGCAGTTGGTGAAAGTAATTTCCAGCCAAAAATCGGTTTCAAAACTAGATATGGTATGGTTTCAAATCCGTTCGTAGGTGCAGCACCTGCAGATGGACTAGCAACAGCTAGTACTAACTCTTACTACAGAAGTTTCGAAGTTTTAAACCTTCTATAAACCGAATAGTAATAAAAACATTTTTTGTTTTAAAGAGCTCGAAAGAGCTCTTTTTTTTGGCATAAATATAAGTACAATGACAGAGATAACAGCAATGAAAACATTCGATAATTTACTCAGTACATATATGCACGATAATCGAAAAGCAGAAGTACATAGAGTAGGTCAATCTTATGGTATAAGAATGTATGAAAACAATGTATGGATGAAAGATGAAGTAATAGAAAAACACTCTGAATCTTATAGTGAGAATGCAGCTGAAAACTATGTGTTTGGGATAAAAGACTAATATGACTAAAGCAAATTGGACAGCAAATCAACCGACAAATATGAACTATTTGTCACCAGTTAATTTTGATTTACAGATAACAAAACTACCTAAAGTAAAATACTTCTGTACAGGAGTTACATTACCTGGTGTTACATTTTCAGAAGTAGAACATAATACAACATTATCAGTCTCATCTTACTTACCAGGTGATAAAATAAACTTTGATCCTTTAGTTGTAAAATTTCTAGTTGATGAAGATATGAAAAATTACATGGAAATATTTAATTGGATACAGGCATTAGGACCGGGATTAGATACTACAGATTATGTAAATTTAACAGATTCTAAATCAACTCCAACAGGTCGATTCGCATCAGAAGACTCTTTAAAAATATATTCAGATGCAACAGTATTTGCTAATACATCATCAAATAACACTAATGTAGAATTCAATTTTGTTGATTGTTTTCCTACAAGTCTCGGAAGCATTGAATTTAACTCTCAAGCAGATGGCGTTGAATACGCAACATGTGATTTAACATTAAGATACACTTTATTTACAGTTAAAACAAGTACTTAACAAGTACCATATATATAAGATACATTATGAATTTAAAAGATATACAAACTATGTGGAAGTCCGATTGTCAAATTGACGATATCGAACTTGACGCATCCTCACTACAAGTACCAAAACTACACGCTAAATACGCTGAACTACTACAAGATAAGAAGTTGGAAGTTATTCGTTTCGAAAGAAAAATGAAAGAACTTGATAAAGATAAGTGGTTGTGGTATGGTGGTAAACTAACAAAAGATCAAGTAGAAGATAAGAACTGGGACTATGATCCTTTCGGTGGACTTACAGTTCTAAAATCTGATTATCATAAATTCACAGGTGCAGATAAAGACATTCAAGACTTGAATGATAAATTACAATACTTAAGAGTATCAGTTGAAGCATTAACAGACATAGTCTCTCAAATTACTTGGAGACATCAAACAATAAAGAATATTATAGAATGGCGAAAGTTCATGGCAGGCTCATAGTAGCCAAAACAGACGAAGTTTATCTAACAGTATCAACAGAAGATTCAATCCGTAAAGAACTTTCAGAATTTTTTAAATTCAAAGTTCCTGGTTCTGAATTTATACCAGCTGTAAGAAAAAGATTTTGGGACGGATATATTCGTCT